CCTGGTGGTAGTACAATAGGTAATAGTGCCGCAACTCTTGTATCTGATATAGGAACACAAACACTTACAAACAAAACTTTAACAAGTCCTACTATTATATTCGAAGGTTCAACAGCAGATAGTTTTGAAACAACATTAGCAGTAACAGATCCAACAGCAGATAGAACCATTACTTTTCCTAACGTTTCAGGTACAGTAATTACAACTGGTAACTTATCAGAGGTAACTTCAGCAGGTGTGTTTGCAGGAAGTATAGTATTTGAAGGTAGCACAGCGGATAGTTTTGAAACAACACTTTCAGTTACAGATCCAACTGCTGATAGAACAATTACATTACCTAACGCAACTGATACACTAGTAGGTAAAGCAACAACTGATACACTAACAAATAAATCTGTTGATTTAGCAAATAATACATTAACAGGTACACTTGCACAATTTAACACAGCAGTTTCAAATGCAACTTTAGTATCAACAACAGGTTCAGAAACACTTACAAATAAATCTATTGATTTAGCAAATAACACATTAACAGGTTCAGTGGCAGAATTTAATAGTGCATTACAAAGTGATAGTTTTGCAACCCTGGCAGGTTCTAACACATTAACAAATAAAACACTTACAAGTCCTATTATTAATACACCAACTGTAGGCACATCATTAACATTACTTGAAGACGCTGTAATGATATTTGAGGGTGCAACAAATGATAGTTTTGAAACTACGTTAACAGTCGTAGACCCAACAGCAGATAGAACAATATCTTTACCAAATGCAACTGACACATTAGTAGGTAAAGCAACTACTGATACACTAACAAATAAAAGTATTGATAGTGATAATAACACAATTACAAATATTGTAAATGCAGATATCAAATCTAGTGCTGCAATTGCATTTAGTAAGATGGCAAATTTAACTACTGGTAGAGCATTAGTATCTGATGGTAGTGGTGATGTATCTGTAAGTGCTGTAACATCAACTGAAATAGGTCATTTAGATGGTGTATCTAGTAATGTTCAAACACAATTAGACGCAAAAGCGTCATCTTCTTTTGCAATTGCTCAAGCGATAGCATTAGGATAATATAAATAGTCTAATAAGGACTATAACATGGCACAAAATAACCCAATAACTACAAGAGAAACACTTAAACAGTACGCCTTAAGAGCATTAGGTAAACCTGTTATTGAGATAAATGTAGAAGACGATCAAGTAGAAGATAGAATAGACGAAGCGCTACAATACTTTGCTCAATATCATTATGATGGTGTAGAGAGAATGTATCTTAAATATCAAGTTACAGCAGATGATGTTACAAGAGCAAGAAGTGATGAAACTCTATCTACGGTTACAGATACAGCAGATTCCACAGTCACAGCAAGTTTTAAGGAAGGTAAGAATTATATACCAATGCCTTCAAATGTAATGTCAGTATTACAAATATTTCCCTTTACAGATAAAGCCGCATTAAATTTATTTGATGTTAGATATCAATTAAGATTAAATGATTTGTATGATTTCTCATCTACAAGTATTATACACTACGATATGACTTTAAGACATTTAGATATGTTAGACCATATACTTGTTGGTGAAAGACCTATAAGATTTAATCAACATAAAAATAGATTATATATTGATATGGATTGGAAAAATGATATTGACGCTGGTGATTTTATAGTTATTGAATGCTATCGTAAGTTAGATGGTTCTACATTTACAGATGTATTTGATGATATATTTTTAAAAAAATATTTAATACAATTAATTAAAAGACAATGGGGTCAAAACTTATCTAAATTTCAAGGCGTTGCTATGTTAGGTGGCGTTCAACTTAATGGTGAACAAATATATACACAAGCACAAGATGAAATTAATAAGTTAGAAGAACAAATACAATTATCATACGAATTACCACCAAACTATATGATGGGTTAAAACCATGAGAAATACTTATTTCAGTAATGGTACTCAGGCAGAAAAAAATCTTTATGAAGATTTAATTATCGAACAATTAAAGATTTATGGCCAAGATACTTATTACTTACCTAGAGAAGAAATTACAAGAGACAGTATATTAGGTAATACCACAGATAAATTTACAGACGCATACGCTATTGAAATGTATGTAGAAGATGTAAATGGTTTTGCAGGTCAAGGTGATTTAATTGGTAAGTTTGGTTTAGAAGTAAGAGACGAAGTAACCTTAGTGGTTGCAAGACGCACATTTGAGATATTGGTTGATAATACATCAAACACACTTTCAATCAATAGACCAAGAGAAGGTGACATTATCTGGATGTCACGATTTAAGAAATTTTTTCAAATTGATTTTGTTGAAGATGAAGATCCAATGTATCAAATCAATGACCTTCCTATATTTAAACTTAAATGTTCTATATGGGAATACGAATCACAATCTGTCGAAACAGGTGTGACTGATATTGATAGTCGTTTAGACAAAGATACTATGGACTTATTGATAAATCAAATATCATTGGAAAGTGGAACAACATCATCAGGTGCTTTACTTTCTGAAAATATTGTAGGTGATGTAGAAGCAGTATTAACAGAAGCAGGTGAGTTCTTGGTTGATGAAACAGATGGCGATAATATTTTATATGAAGACGATCCAGATTATGTTGAATATATATTACTAGAAGACGCCGCAACAGAAAATATGAACGAAGACCCAATTGGTGGTGACAATGCTGCCTTTGACACAGCTGCTGGACTTGATGATTTCGATTCAAATAACGATATCTTTGATTTCACAGAAAAGAATCCATTTGGTGATCCAAGAGATAACTAGGAGATATAATGTTTAAAGACGCACAATACCATGAATTGATACGAAAGACCGTTGTTGCTTTTGGTACTTTATTCAATGACTTATACGTTTATCGTAAAAATTCAACAGGTAAAACAATACAAAAAATGAAAGTACCTTTGGCATACGGGCCTAAACAAAAGTTTTTAACTCGTATTGACCAAGATAGTGCAAGATCAGCAGATAATGTTAGAACAACAGCGATAACATTACCTCGTGTAGGCTTCGAAATGACAACACTACAATATGATCCTGCTAGAAAATTAAATAGAATACAAAAATTTAAAAAAGTAAAAGGTGCAGATAGTAAGTCACTACAAAACTCTTACATGCCTGTACCATATAACGTAGGTTTTAGTTTATTTGTTATGGCAAAAAATAGTGAAGACGCATTACAAATTGTTGAACAAATATTACCAACGTTTCAACCAGACTATACAATAACTTTAAATGTCATGCCAACTTTAGATGTTGTTCGTGATGTGCCTATTGTTTTAGGTGACGTATCATATGAAGATAGTTATGATGGTGAATTTACTGAAAGACGAGTTATAATGTACACTTTAAGTTTTACAGCAAAAATGTACTTATATGGTCCAGTATCAAGTTCTAAAGTTATTAAGAGAGTTCAGGTTGACCAATATACAGATACTAATACTGCTGTCGCAAAAAGAGAGCAAAGATATGTTGTACAACCTAATCCAACAACAGCAGACGCTGACGACAACTTTGGGTTTAATGAAGAACGTTCTTTCTTTCAAGACGCTGACGATTACGATCCTGTATCTGGTACAGATAAAGATAGTTAATGAAAAAGGTTGAGGACAAGCTCAACGAGATATTAGACATCGCTGAAAAAGATGTTGTACCCGTTGAGCATAAACCAGTCATACCACGTCCTAAGGAAAAAGAGGATATAGACAGCGACTACAAATACAGTCGTGAAAATTTATATAATCTTGTCGAGAGAGGTCAAGACGCCATAGATGGTATTGTGCAATTAGCAAAAGATACTGACCACCCACGAGCATATGAGGTTGCAGGAACACTAATTAAAAATGTAGGTGAGGTGACTGAAAAACTTTTAGTCTTACAAGAAAAGATGAAAAAATTAAATGATGAAGTAATAAAAGGACCTAACAAAGTAGAAAATAATTTATTTGTTGGGTCAACAGCAGAATTACAAAAATTGATAAAGAAAAATGGAAAAGACATATCTAGGTAACCCTAATCTAAAGGCAGCAAATCAAAGAGTTCGATTTACTAAAAAACAAGTAGAAGAATTTTTAAAATGTCAAGATAATCCTATCTATTTCATAGAAAATTATTTAAAGATAGTTACACTTGACCATGGTCTACAACCTTTTAAATTATTTCAATTTCAAAAAGAAATGGTTGATACATTTCATAATAATCGTTTTAGTATTTGTAAATTACCTAGACAATCAGGTAAGTCAACTACAATAATCGCATACTTATTACATTATGCAATATTCAACGCAAATGTAAATATTGCTATACTTGCAAACAAGGCTGCAATTGCAAGAGATTTGTTAGGTCGATTACAACTTGCATATGAAAATTTACCTAAATTTATACAACAAGGTGTCATCAATTGGAACAAAGGTAGTCTAGAATTAGAAAACGGTAGTAGAATACTTGCAGCTGCAACATCTTCAAGTGCTGTTCGTGGTGGTTCATACAATATAATATTTCTTGATGAATTTGCTTATGTGCCTAATAATATTGCTGAACAATTTTTTAGTTCAGTCTATCCTACAATATCTTCTGGTAAATCTTCTAAAGTAATGATAGTTTCTACACCACATGGTATGAATATGTTTTACAAAATGTGGAATGATTCCATACATGAACGTAATAGTTATAAACCTATTGAAGTGCATTGGTCAGAGGTACCTGGTCGTGATGAAAAATGGAAAGATGAAACAATAAAAAATACAAGTGAACAACAATTTAGAACGGAGTTTGAATGTGAGTTTTTAGGTAGTGTTGATACACTTATTAATAGTTCAAAATTAAGGTCAATGTCTCATATCACACCTGAAACATCAAACGCAGGTTTAGATGTTTATGAAATGCCAAAAAAAGGTCATAGATATGTAATCACGGTTGATGTTGCAAGAGGTACAATAAATGATTATTCTGCTTTTGTTGTCACAGACGCAACAAGTATACCATATAAGATTGTTGCCAAATATCGAAACAATGAAATCAAACCTTTAGTATTTCCACAAATTATTCATAAGATTGCTACAAGTTATAATCAAGCAGAGGTTTTGATTGAGGTAAATGATATTGGTGGTCAAGTAGCAGATACAATGCAATATGATTTAGAATATGATAATCTAATTATGGTTAATCAACGAGGTCGTTCAGGTCAAATTGCAGGTACAGGATTTAGTGGTAAACAATCACAACTTGGTTTAAGAACAACAAAGGCAACAAAAAAAATTGGTTGTTCTAATCTAAAGGCATTGATAGAACATGATAAACTAATTATACAAGACTTTGATATTATTGCAGAATTATCAACTTATATTCTCAAAGGTAAAGAAAAATATGAGGCCGAAGAAGGGTCTAGTGATGATTTAGTCACATGTTTAGTTATGTTTGCATGGTTATCTAATCAAACATATTTCAAAGAATTAACAGACCAAGATATACGAGCAAGACTTGTAGATGAACAACAAAACATGTTAGAACAAGATATGGCACCTTTTGGTTTTATTGATGATGGGTTAGAAGACCCGGAAACTTTTAAAGACCCTTATGGAACTACATGGTCACCCGTAAAAGTCAAAAGAGGTTGGTAAATCTTGCATTTTATAAATAGTTTAGAGTTTAAATTTAAACACAACTTAAGGAGAATAAGATGGCTTTTTTAGTATCACCGGGCGTTAACGTTACGGAAAAGGATCTAACTAATGTCATTCCTGCTGTATCTACATCAATTGGTGCAATAGGAATAGTTAGTGAGAAAGGGCCGATGGACGAGGTTACTTTAATCTCTAGTGAAGACGAATTTGTTTCAGTATTTGGTAAACCAACTGCTAAAACTTTCGAATACTTTTTTAGTGCAACCAACTTTTTACAGTACGGTAATTCCCTTAAAGTAGTAAGAGCTGTGACAGGAAACTCGAATGCTAACTCCTCAGGAGGCAGTATTCAAATCAAAAACACAACTCACTACCTAGACAACTATTCTGACGGTTCTGCTTCAGTAGGCTCTTTTGCAGCAAGAGAAGCCGGCACCGAAGGAAACAACTTAAAAGTATCTATGTGTACCAACTCATCTGCTTATTCAAGTGCAGGTGGAGGTTCAAACCTTGTAAATGACGCAAGTGCGGCTATTGGCGATACTACTATCACAATTGATGATGGTGGTGGAGACAAAATTCAAGTAGGCGATATTATAGAATTTGGAGATATAAGTGGTAACTTTACCGCTGTGCCTT